GATTAATGATGTAATGAATGGTTTTAGTGGTACAAAGGTAATTAATTTCAACAATAATATACCACCTGAAGAAAAACGTGAAGAAATTGCAAATGATGTTAAACGTAAATTAACGGGTGCAAAAGGTGACAAAGTAATTGTATCTTTTAATGCAAGTCAAGATAATAAAACTACTGTTGATGACATTCCTTTAAATGATGCACCTGAACATTATCAATATTTGTCAACTGAATGTTTTGAAAAATTAATTGTAGGACATAGAGTAACAAGTCCAATGCTTTTAGGTATTCGTGACACAGGTGGTGGAATGTCAAACAATGCAGATGAAATTGAAACTGCTACAAGATTATTTGATAACATAGTTATTAGACCATACCAAATTGAAATCATAGAAGCATTAGATGAAATATTAGCGGTTAATGGTATTTCTTTAAACCTATATTTTAAGACTATACAACCTTTAGAATTTATTGATGTAAATACTTTAAACGCTGAAACAAACGAAGAAGAAACAGGCGTTAAAATGAGTAAGGTTTGTTGTTCTTCTGATTCTATTAATGAAGATTTAGCTGATATGCTAATTGATTTAGGTGAACTTGAAAATAGTGATTGGTTATTAATTGATGAAACTGAAGTTGATTACGATACTGAAGAAGAATTAGATTTAGAAATTGAAACAATAAATAACAAAAGCAAGAAGAAAGAAAGTTTGCTGTCTAAAGCATATAATTTTGTAACTACAGGAACTGCAAAACCAAGAACTAAATCAAAAGATGATAAAGAAATTGATGGTGTTAACTTTATAACTCGTTATGTTTATAGTGGTAATCAAACAGGAGAACGTGCTTTTTGCAATAAAATGTTAAGTGCAAATAAAGTATATCGTAAAGAAGACATTTTAGCAATGGAAAACGAAACTGTAAATCCAGGTTTTGGAAAAAATGGTGCTTCGACCTATTCGGTTTGGAAATTTAAGGGCGGTCCTCGATGTGGCCATAAATGGTTGCGTAGAACTTATGCAAGTTTTGATACTAAAATTGACCCTACAAATCCAAATGCAAAACCATTAAGTAATGCGGTTGCTGAAAAGTATGGTTATAGAATTAGAAATGACAAAGAAGTTTCTATGAAGCCAAATGATATGCCTTACAAAGGATATACAAAAGAGTATTGGGATAAAATGGGTTTTAAAAATTAAGATATGGCATACGCATTATTAATAAGTACAGAAGATATTAAAAGATTCAGCATTTTAAATGGAAATTTAGATGTTGATGATTTTGTTCAATACATTAAAATAGCACAGGATATTAGTATTCAAAACTATTTAGGAACTGATTTATATAATAGGTTTCAAACGTTAATTATAAGCGGTGATATTAATGAAAACGAAAACTTAAAATATAAGAATCTATTAAAAGACTATATTAAACCTATGTTAATTCATTGGGCAATGGTTCAGTATTTACCATTTGCTGCTTATACTATTGCAAACAAAGGAGTATTTAAACATACAAGTGAAAATGCAAATAGTGTAGAAAAAAACGAAATTGATTACTTGGTAGAAAAAGAACGTGATATTGCACAACACTATACAGAACGTTTTATTGATTTTATTTGTTTTAACAATTCAGATTTTCCTGAATATAATTCAAACTCGAATGGAGATATGTACCCTGACACAAAAAACAACTTTGGCGGTTGGGTGTTATAAAAAGAAATACAAAAAGCCAAAAGAAAACAACAAAAAAAAGTTAATGTTATATTTAAAGAAAAATAAAAAATGAGTTTAAATTTTAAACATAAAAAAGGTGATACTTTCGAAGCGGTTGATTTTGAGTTAAAAATAAATGATGTCGAAGTTGATTTAACTGATACTATTATTCGTATGCAATTACGCAAAGAATATGGAGGTGTTATTGCTTTAAATTTAACTTCAGTTGCTGCTGCAGGTATAACAATTACAGATGCTGCAAATGGTTTATTTAAAATTAACGAGCAAGTTATAAATATAGATGCTTGCAAATACTTATATGATATTCAATTTGATTTTGATGGTGAAATTAAAACTTATATTTCAGGCGAATTTTTAATAACAAATGACGTAACAAGATAATGAGTGATAATATAAATATTAACGTTACTGAAAATATTGACCAAGTTAATATTGTAGCTTCGGAAGTTGTTGAGGTTGTAGATTTAAACCTTTATGCAACTACTGAAGATGTTACTATTAATGTTACAGAGGAAATCATACAAGTCAATATAAATAAAGTTACAAGTTCTAATATCACAAAAACTTCGGATTTAATTAACGACGGAGAAGATGGTACTTCTACTTATGTAGAAACTGACGAACTTGGTGCAGTTGCATTTTCGAATGATTATAACGATTTAGATAATTTGCCAACTATTCCTGAATCGGTAACTAAAACAAGCGACTTAACAAACGACGGAGAAGATGGTGTAAATCCTTTTATTACTTTAGAAGATATACCTCCTATTGATATTTCTACATTAGTTCCTTACACAGGTGCAACGCAAGATGTAGACTTAGGAGAGAATGGAATAAGTGCAGGATTCTTTAAATTTGACACAACTCCAACGGATATTCCTGAAGTACAAGGAGCAATGTTTTGGGATGAGGATGATAATACAGTTGATGTTATATTGAATGGGTACAGAATGAAGATTGGAGAAGATACATTTTACCCTGTAAAGAATCAAAGTGGAAGTACAATAACCAAAGGAACAAATGTAAAGTTTGCGGGTACAGTAGGAAGTTCAGGCAGACTTTTAATATTACCTTTTTTAGCAAATGGTACAGACGCAAGTTATGTTTATATGGGTGTTACTGCTGAAGATATAGCAGATGGCGAAGATGGGAAAGTTTTATGGTTTGGTAGATTAAGAGGATTAAATACAAATGCTTTTAACGAGGGGGATATACTTTACGCATCTACTACAAGTGCAGGAGGATTTCAAAATACTATACCAACAGGAGCGAATAATATAGTTCAAGTTTCTGCGGTAATTAAAAAAAGTATTAATCAAGGTGTTATCTTTATAAGACCACAGATTGAACCATTATTATTTAAACCTATTTCAGGAACAGGTGCAAACGGACAAGTTGCTTTTTGGAATGGCACAAATTCTCAAACAGGGGATAATGGTTTATTTTGGGATAATACAAATAAGAGGTTAGGGGTTGGAGCAACACCTTTAACAACAGTTAGATTAGATGTAAGAGCACAAGGAGCATTAAGTACTGACATAGCTTTTAGAGTTAGGAATAGTGCTAATACTGCTAATTTGTTTGAAGTAAATGGAGTTGGCGGTATAAAATTAAATAATGTTAATTATAGAGAGTCTGGCGTTTTATCTATTTTTGAGAAATCAAATGTTGGTAATTTATACTTTAGGTCAAATACGGCAGATATTATTTTAAATGATTCTGGATATGGAAATGTAATGGTGGGAGGTCCAATTAACAATCCTTCGGCAAAACTATCGATTCATAGTACTACTCAAGGCTTCCTTCCTCCGAGAATGACAAACGCACAACGTTTAGCAATAGCATCTCCAGCGGTTGGATTAATGGTATATTGTACCGATGCAATAGAAGGTGTTTATGTAAATACAAGTACAGGGTGGAAATCTCTAACAATGGTTTAATTAAAATAAATAACAGATGAAACAAATACAACCAATTCAGATTTGGAAAAACGGAGAAGTTAAAACCGCTTCAATTTTAGAAGCATCAATTATAAGCGACAACTTACAATCAAACTGCACTTTTTATTGGCAGTTAAAAGAAGCGGATACATTAGTAGATGAGCAAATAACACCAGGTCAAGTATTAGCAGATGGCAACACAAACCTATCAGATGAAGATTACGATAATTGGGATGGTTCAAATGATTACGCTTTTAACTACATTGCAAACCAAATAAACGTTACAATACTATGAACAATCAAATAGACATTACAACGATTACAGACTTAGAATTGATGAAATTAGTTTACGAGCAAAATCAATTATTACAAGCTACACAACAGAATCTACAGGCTTTAAACCAAGAGTGGGAAAAAAGAATTAAGACTGAATTAAAAGAGTAAGTATTATGGCAATAGCAAATATTACAAATAATATATTAGTAGATAGTAATATCGACGTTAATTCACTTGAATTATTATCTAATAAAAGTACTACAACTACATTAGGCACAAGTGATACGTTATACCCTACTCAAAATGCGGTTAAGACTTATGTTGATGGAAAGGTAAAACCTGTTTTTTATGATACTCCAATTATAACTCATACAGGCACTACAGTATATACTAATTTATCCACAATATCCATACCAGCTGGAACAATAAAAGAAAATGATGTTTGGGAAATTGAAATAGTAGCAAAAAGAACAAACGTAGAGTTTTCAAATTTTGCATTCGTAAGTTGTAATTTTGACACAACAACCGAAGGAGGTCGTATAAGTAGTGTTTCAATAGGAAATGGTTCTAATTCAAGGATGAGATTACAACGAAGTTTTTTATTTAAAAATGGCGCTTATTATTCTTTTGGTAATTCGGGATCTTTTTACGACGACTTTCAATCTATTCAATCACAACAAGTAGTAGGTTTCGATATAAATACCGTACATACTATTAATTGCGGAATTAGATTAAACTCAGCTACTAATATTGCAATTTTAGATTATATAATTTTTAGAAAAACTAACTAATATGAGAAAATTATATCACTTGTACAACGAAAATTTCGAGATAACACACGCTCAATTTTTTATTGATGGAGAACAACCTGAAAATGCAATTTTTTTAGAAAGTTGTAATTTTACTAAACCTATGCTAAATCCTGAAACTTTTGAAGTTTACGAAGGAGCAACACCCGAAGAAATTGCAGAACAAGAAAACCAACAAAAACAGGAATTAAAAAGACAAGCACACGAAGAACTTTTAAAGACCGATTGGTATGTAGTTAGATTCGTTGAAAGAGGTATTGAAATACCTAAAGAAATTTTAGAGCAAAGACAATTAATTAGAAAT